AGCAGTGGTATCAACGCAGAGTACTGTTAAGGGCCTTGAAGTAATAACTACGATCTAGGCCAAACAAATCCTTGAGTACATTAGATTGATAATTACGATCTCGGCCAAAAGAATTCCACCGTCATCGGCATGGTAAGGCCCTCCACTACCTCCCCGGTACTGGTGACACCCTTGGTCGTGAAGTCCACGCCAGGGGAAACCTTGGCCATGTAAGCCCTGAGAGGGCGAGAGTCGAGGGTAATGAGACCTTTGTCGACGAAGTCCCTGATGACCTTAGTATCACGATTACCGTTGACAGCAATGATCTGGTGATACAGTCTGGTAGAGGAGTTCTTCTTAAGATCCGGTGATTGTTTGGCCAGGCCATCAATCTCAGCCTGGATAATCTTCTCGTCCTTGTGCGTGGGGATCTTGAAGGTGACCTTTACCTGGGAATGTGGTAGTACGAAATCGAACTCGTTCTTACCCTCCTGCACCAGGCTCCAGTCTATCTCTTTATCCTTCAGTTCAGACAAGTTGATGGTAACGGGCTTACCTTCGTAGGTGACGTGGTAATCCTTGCCGAAGCCTAAGATACGAGCAGCGACCATGATCTGATCCTTATCACCGATGAGAAGAGTGTCGAAGTCTATCTTGGAGACAACCATGGCCTTCATGAAGCGGTCAAGGGCTTCGCCCCTCTCGTATGTAGATGTCATTGGTGAGCAATATCTTCCTCAAAACAGGTCCCATGTACTTGAGCTCCACCACACCGGAACTCAGAGGGATTGTCTTTGGGGTAGAGCTTGCCGCTCGACTGGGTAGGTCAATAGGTAAGGAATGGCAACGAAAATTCAGAAGCCATAAAGTATGTATATTTGTATATACATAAATACCTAGGTTAGAAACACAAAACCCACCGATATTAGGTGGGTCAGGTGAGATATTTGGATAGTTACAGCGTTTATATCTCAAAACGGTGGTCCTTGATCCTGTCGGCTACTTCCTTCGCGGATTTACCCTTTTGGAAGGCCTTATGGATGAAAGGCATATATTTCTTTTTCATGGCCTCAGCAGCGCCCTCTTTCTTGAAGTGCTTGGAGAGTACCTTCATGACCTTGTCACCGAACGAATCGGCCTTTTCAGCCTCTTCTGCGAGGTGTGTCTCTTTGAGTGCCTTGAGCTCACCGATGATCTTGTTAGCCTGTTCAATGGTCTTAGAAAGCTCTACAGTCATCTTCTTCATCTTGGCATTACCAGACTCGTTGGCGAAGTCTTCCAGTTCAGCGATATCTTCAGACGCCTGAGACAGGGTCTGATAAACATCAACGACCTTCTGGTGGGCTTCATCCTGATCAATAGCGGCCTCTTCAATCTCTCCAGGCTTAACAAAGTCTACAGCCTTACCGTTTTGGGTAGCCTGCTTGGCTTTGGTTTGGTCATCGGGATCAGCACCGTTGGCAGTACCATCACGAGAAGGAATATTGATGTCCTCCTTGATGATCTCGTCGATGCATTCTTTTATAAGTTGTTTAAGCTTCATGTTCAATTAGAAGTTAAGGACACTGTAATCACAAGCAATCTGCAGAACCTGGCTGATGTAGGCATCAGAAGACCAGTCATAGTCTCCACCGTTATAGTCCTTGATCCAGGCACCTTTGATGATCCACTCACCTACTACATCACCCGGAGGCCCTATAATATCGAGTGTTAAGTCTTTTTTATAAAAATCGGAATAACCAGCACGACCAGTTACAGATTCGTAAGCAAGACGGGCCCACTCCATCACGGCCTGAGCACCAGAAGGGCTTACGGGACTAAAGAGTTCCATGGTAATATCTTTCCACTCTCTCTTACCACGAACCTTGAAGTAAGTGTTCATGTGGTCGATCTTAACTTCAGAGTCGGTGAAACCCGGGGAAGTTACCTTATGGATGATGTACGAAGGAATGCCACCAACATAGAGGATGAACCTATGAGCCAGGATAGGCTCGAAGGCGGTAAACATTATTTCATTTGGATCAAGTACTGACATTCAAGTAGTTATAAAAGGTTAAATTAGGAAGGGAAAGTAGCTCCGGTTGAATCGATATTGAAGTCCAGAAGAATGTATTCAGCGGTCTTCGTGGGTTGTATATAAATAGCTCCCACCAGTTGATTCTGGTCGATCACCGCAGCAGTGTTATTGGTATCATCCATGATTACCTTGCTGGCATATACTCCCTGTTGAGCCTGTACCATAGACAAGTATGGGTTAACGGCATTCAGGAAAATATTACGAGTAACAGTAGTGTTGCCTTCGAACACCAGGTTCTTAGCGACACCGACCATAAAGTTCTTCAGGTTGATGAGCAATCTACGAACGTTGATACGGTTTAGCGCCGTGTTATCCACCAGAAGAGTCTTCTGACCCCATACACAGATACCTGTGTTAGGGAAGCTAGCGATAGGGTTGATCCTTGCAGGATACAGAATATCACGATCTGCTTGAGACAGCTTGTTCAGAACAGCAACCACACCACCGATACCACCACGGTTTAGACCGGCTGGAGCGTACCATTGCTGACTGACGCTATCTGTGTAGGCAAACACCTGGGAGATTACTACCGAAGGAGGAACACTAACGATCTTGTTGATCGAAGTATCCACGATCTTTACCCAAGGATAGTACGTAGCGCCGTAGCTAGAGTCAAGGGAAGCAACATTGGCAACAGCTGTTGCGATAGTGTCGTCCTTACCACAAAGATCCACGATGTACAGATTATCACCTCTCGATTGAGCTGTGCTAAGACCGTATTGAACCACGTAAGGGTGAAGAGTGTTTAACACTCCAGGTATAACCAGGAGGTTGTAAACATATTGGTCTTGGTTAGAGAGGATGTTGAGAGCCTGAACATATGACAGCGTACCAGCAGAAGTAGAAGTGCTAAGATCAAACCCGAACAGGTTGTTCGAAGTGATGTTACCACCGGTGTTCTGGATGATGGTATAGCTCATACCGTCAGTACCACCTTGGAAAGGAATGGTAAATTTGGTATCGTTCGTATTCATGTAGAAGAACTGATTGACTCCCTGAGTTGCCTCTTGAGGAACAGGGTTCAGATAGTTCATGTTATCGGGGTTCGTGTAATCGAATCCAGAATAAACGTTGGAAGAAGCAGAGCTTTGAACCATGGTAGCTACAGGAAGAGCATAGCCAGAGAAACCAGCGACGGTTTCATAAACGGCTTCAAAACCTGCGGGGTATAGAGAAGGATCAGTAGAGCCATTCTTTACACCGGTAGCCATTTCAATATACACGTAATTTGAGCTATTGGCGTACTCCCCGTAATCAATTACCTTGTTTTGAACAGAGCTATAAGCACTGTATGCATCACCAATCTTCTGAGCAATGTAGCTAGAATTATCGTTTACATTAAGAGTAAGACCATTGTATTGTTCGGCGATAGATGGAACATTATCCGTATCATCGAACTGTCTTACCAGGACAGAGAAAGTGCTGTAGATGCCAGTCGTAACGCTAGGGCTAATGTTGGCAATAGAGATCTTAACGTCTGTGTTTGAAGCAAAACCCGGAGAGATATGGTGGAAACGGAACAACCTAACACCTGCTGCAGAAATTACCCATGGGGTGATTGCCTCCTGGTAACCTCCTTGATTGGAGCTAGTAAAGGTGCAAGAAGTAATATTTGTTACAAGAATAGGAGAGTCAGTGTACTGAGAGGATGTTGTGGCAATAGATCCAGAGAAGTAATTGCTGAACAACATGTAAGGAAAACCGGAACCAGTCTGAACGAACTGATCGGTACCAAATACCTTAGTAATATAGTTATTTGACGTTGGATTCAGAGAAGCGGTTGCAGCCTTGGCCACAGAGCTACCACTCATGTTTAGAATGAAACTTTGGAAACTACCGCTCACAGAAGAACCGTTCAAGTTAGCCAGAGCATTAGTGTTCTGAGTAGGATGAAAAACACTCAAAATCTTGCTACCGCTTACGATTGCAGCTATCTTGTTAGTCCCTCCATCAAACCTCCAACCACCATCTCCAAGAACACGAACAACGTTCGCCACACCAGAAGATTTAAGATAGCTGTTAACGGCATACGGGATGTAGCTACCAGCATATTGCTGACCAAACTTAGTGGTGAAATCCGTGAAAGAAGTCACTTGAGTTGGAACAAAAGCTGGGCCCTTTAGGGTAGGTCCGATGAAAACAGCGCCCACTGGAGTGGTACCAGCCGGGGTAAAAGATTGGTCATTTTCCTGAGGAAATACACCTGCGGATAAAATCCTTTCTGCCATTTATAGTTGTATTGAAAGATTAAGATATTGAGCTATAAATAAATATTACCTGAGGGAAGCAGGAATTATATTATTTCACCCGTTTCCAGATTTATTTGACCTTCTCCATATTTATCGACTAATCTCTTAGCCAGTGTATTGTGTCTGAGTAATACGGTTTTATAGGTCTGAATATGATCATTTTTGTCCTGGATCAGGGCTTCGAGTTTGGACTGTAATTCGTCTATATCAACGGTCAATTGACCTATGGTAAACAAAAGAGAGTCGTATTCTTGCTTTGACTCAGTGATAGATAAAAGGTCTTCCGAAGATAGTTTTTTAGACATAAATTAAGGATGACCTATTACAGTGTAATTACAACTGATATTACCAGAACTGAACGAAAGTTGTATTCCCTGAGTCGCTTGAGCAGCAAGCCTGCAACCTGTTCCCCATAGTTTAGCTCCAAGAGTATTTACTTCGAATTGAAAGTTTGAAAAACTTCCAGTGTTTGAAGGATTATACAATACCACTTTAACACTCGTTGTAGCAGATCCTGTTGTATTAGGTAGTGCTGCTGCAAGATTTATTGTGGTTGCTGTTGCACTACTATTCGGATTATAGTTTATAGCAGGACTACTATTTACAAAAGCACACGAATAATTGTACGCACTAGAACCACTGTCATAACTCGATCCATTTGTACTAGTTAACATGTTTAAGTTAACAGAATTCGTAGAAGGTAAAATATTCCAAAAATGAACCTCTATAATAGAATACTGATTGTATATGGTAGAAAGGTTCACAGACGCTGCAGCAGATGCCGATACAGTACCATATAAAACGGGGTCGGATGAAAGATATAATGCCATATTTAATTTAATTTACCATGTATACCAGTTAGATCCTACATTGTATACTCTAACCGATCCGTAGGCATTGTTTATTATCTTATTAGTGACACCATCAATTGACCCAGATACAGTTATGTTGTATGTTCCAGCCAGTCCAGATTCGTCTTTTACGATGTATGTTTTACCTCCCCCAAGGGACCCCAGTATATAATATTATAGTTCTAGGTGCTGTTAATGATGTAACTGATATTAACTCATCGAAAAGAGCTGCTGTGTAATTTGCATCGGCTACCGTTGTTCTATAATAATATTTCATTTGCTGCAAAGACGCAACAACTTCCCAAACCGAACCATTGTTGTAACATACCCAAGATTCTGCTGGCTGTATGTTAAAAACTGTCGCACCGTGTGTACTATAAATACGTTCTGTAACGGTATTGACTACACTCAATGTTATTTGATAGCTAGACTGATTTTTGAACATGAATAACGCTCCTATGCTTCCGGAAATATAAGGCAGCGTCCACGTTGTGTTTGCTGTTCCGGTAGCAACCCATACAATACTCCCCGTGGTTATGCTGAGAGAAGTTGCACTAGATGATACTGTATTCCAAATAGATCCACTTATGATTGGGTTTACAAGTGTTTTATTAGAAAATATCTGAGATCCAGATAGATTTCCAAACGAAGATGAAATCGTATTGAACGAAGATGTTGTCAGATAGTTCGATTCAGACGCGTATACGTTAGCAATTTGCAGGTTGAACGAGCTGCTGTCCACCATGTATGACGCAGTAGTAAGCAAAGATCCCGTGTTGATACTACCACCAGATCCAGTGATACCATTGATCCTGGAGTTAAATGAGGAACTATCCAGAACATAAGATCCGCTGAAAGAATAGAACGATGATGAGACTGGAGTGAACGAGCTCGTCAAAGTGTAATTGGATTCCGAAGCATAGACGTTCAGGATCTGTGTAGCTGTCGAAGATGTATAGGTGTTGAACGAACTAGTAAGCAATAGAGACCCGGTGTTAACAGTTCCACCTGATCCAGTTATGGAAGAGAATTGAGTGGCAACACTAGATGAAAATGTACTGAAAGAAGACGTAGCCAGGTAGTTACTCTCAGAGGCATACACGTTAAGGATCTGTGTAGAGGTAGACCCGGTGTATGTATTGAACACTGTGACGCTGACCCCACCACCAGACGCAGTAATTGCAAGGATCTGAGAATTTACAGAAGAACTGAACGTTAAGAAAGATGCTGTTGCCAGGTAGTTGCTCTCTGACGAATAGACGTTGGTAATCTGTGTTGCTGTAGACGATGTATACGTGTTGAAAGAGCTGGTAAGAAGTAACGATCCAGTGTTCGTCGAGCTACCTGTAGCCGCAATAATCCTTGTATTGAACGACGACGAATCAGTATGATAAGATGAACTTAAAGTGTAGTATGATCCAGAGGTCGTATATAAGGAAGAGCTTACCGTGTTGAACGAAGAAGTAGTCGTGTAGTTACTCTCAGAAGCATATATATTTAGAACCTGGATGCTTAATGATGACGAGAATGTGCTAAACGACGCGGTAGTCTCATAGTTAGACTGAGAGGCATATACGTTAGTCACAGTCGCCTGCGTGGCAACTGAAGAGGTGAACGTATTGAAAGAAGCGGTTGTCGTGTAGTTACTCTCTGACGCATAGACGTTCAAGATCTGTGTATTCGCAGACGAAGTATAGGTATTGAAAGAAGAGGTCAACAACAAAGATCCAGTGTTAACTGTCCCGCCCGAACCAGTGACAGAGTTGATTCTCGTGTTAAATGAACTTGAGTCTGTGTGATAAGATGACGAAAACGTATTGAACGATGAGGTAGTCAGGAAACCAGACTGACTTACGTACAGCACGGAAATTGAAGCTGAGGTAGTCGATGAATATACGCTAAAGACCCGGTGCTTACGTAGTTAGATTGGCTAGAATACACGTTGGCAACAGTACCTGCAGCGCTAGACGAGTAAGTATTGAACGACCCAGTACTTACATATGACCCAGTGAGCATCGATCCAGACAACAAACTTATCTCAGAATAGAAAGAAGCTGAATCTGTATGATATGATGATAACGATAAATAATTGCTTTCAGACGCATAGACGTTGGCAATGGATGATAAAAACGATGACGAATCACTGTAATAGCTAGCAGTGAACGCATTGAAGGAAGCTGTAGTAGCCAAGGATCCAGTAGATCCTCCACCACTTCCAGTCACACCGAAAGTCTGTTGCGGTCTTATTAATGGCATATTATGCTACAGGGGGTTGACTTCCAGAAACGGGGGCATTGACTCCACCAGGAAGAGTGGTAGGATCGGTCGACGGCGAAACTTTGACACAGCCTTAACAATGACGGCGCCAGCGGTCAACAGGTGAGCGCCGATCTTAGTTACGATAGTTACCGGAAAATGCGCTCCGGCGATCTCAGGAGTAATGAGAGCATCCGCCAACAGCTGCAGCGGCAACACCAAAGTTCCCCAGCTTCTTAAAGAAAATCGGGTGTTTCGGCGTTTAAACGATTGTACGCTTGGGTGAAAAAAGATGTGTTCATAGAATGGATTTATTACATATAAATATGTATCAGTGAACGTAAACGGGGATCTTTTGAAGGATACAACCAGAGCAAGTTGGGGCTCCAGCTGACAGAACCACTGTTACCGTACTGGAACCAGTATTATTATTACTATCCGTAACGGACAACTTGAATACATAAGTTCCCACGATCATACCAGTGATACTGGCAGTCGGTGCTGTTGTAGTTCCTCCCTGGGATAAACCTGCTGTATTTGGGCCACTTACCTGACTCCAGACGACAGATGAACCGGTGGAACCATTGAAGTATGTTACAGATCCGGATAGGGTTGTGGAAGTCGTTGGCGACACCAGGTTCTGGTTGGATCCAGCATTTACCGTAGGAGGAGTTGTAAGAGAGACCACAATGGTATCCAGAGCTTGGTTGATGCCTCCGTTATTGTCTATGGTAGTGTCCCTAAAGATATAGGTACCATTGATCAATCCAGACGCAGTCGTACTACGAGAGCTAGGTGAGGCAATGGTAGCCGTATTTGGTCCACTCACCTGCGTCCAACCGTTAGACACGGTGGTATAATTAACAGTATCTGAGGTGTTAGCGGCAACTAAAAGAAGCGCAGGATGACCTGTGGTAGACAAGGTAACAGAAGTCGATCCTATGGTCTGTTTGGGGGCAGTGAGGACAGGACCAACCCAGTTCAGGGTTGTAAGTATCTGTGTCAATGGAGTCGTCAGAGTGGGACTGGTAACGTCTTGGGCGTTGGGTTGATTAGGATTGTCTGTAAGATTTAAAATATTACCACGACCCTGAACATCTGTCTTGTTACGACCCCAGGCATAGAAATTACCATTGGCATCCTTCGCGTATTTATAAAATGAGAAGAACCCGTTGGAATATATATCTGAGAAATTAGTTCCTATTTGAACCATACCAATCACAGGATTCTCGTAGTTCTGGAAGTCCCAACCGTAGTTCGGCCAACTTGAATAGGTGTATCTGTTAACATACTCCACACCAGTACCAACCTCTCCCTGGACATTATAACCGGTGGCTTTCATGACCTTGGCACTGTCGATGATAGTGGTAGTCTGACTGTTTACCTCTATGCGTTTGACCAAAGAAGTAAGTCCCCATTGAGTGTAAAGATCACTAAGAGACGCAAAAGACTGAGTAGTAGCAGATCCCCACATACCATAGGCATTACCGACAACATACGGGTGTCCATAGGCTGATCCTGCAGTCTGTTGAATGATCACGAAGTCAGCGTTGTAATTGGAAGAAGCGACATCTATTGCCTTTCCAGTACCAATGCCAGTCAAAGTATATATGTTTGGCGTACCTGAACCATCACCCTTTGTCCAGGCATAAACCTTGGTACTATCCGAGGTAACAGCCACAACACCTCTCGCCGATAGGACAGCCTTTCGGAACTTCACTCCCGATGCCATGACAAAGGTCTTGAGTAAAACTCCCCCAGTAGTATGGTAGATGTGCATAGTATCGTCCCCTGTAAACCTCAGAAGACTGTCGGTACCTATGATTGTATAACAGTTCTGGAAGCCATACATGGTATGGGCGTAGTTGATGGTGCTACCAGAGCTATCAGTTGTCACCTGAGTCCAGGTGATGGGGTTGGTGTTGTAGAAAGAGCTCTTGTAAAGAGTACCATCGGAGGCTGCGGCAACGAGGAAGTTGAAGCAACCAGCAGCATCAACAGCTAACTCTCCGCTTGGTAATGGGAGAGATGTCACGCTGGATCCCACCAGTGCGTAGAGAGTATCATTGGTACACAACATCGGAGCCCAGTATTCCATTGGAATCACCTTGGAAATGGTTAGGCTAGTCTGGTTTGTAACCAGAGTGGTATCTCCCTGACGCATGGCGTTCTGAAACAACGATGCCGGTGAGCTGTAGTATCCCTGTATATTAGGATCAGTACTTGTCGTTACATACGTGCCGAGTGGGGTTGTCACAGAGTTCCACAATACCAACGTCGGATCGTAGTCAGTGTTCCAACAGCAGTGCGTTCCGCTACCGATATTATTATAGGAAAAGTACACCGATCCAGAAACAGAGTCTTGCATCTGGATAGCCGCTAATGGAGGGTAGGGAGACTGCGCATCGTCATAACCTACAGTCAAAAAGGCACGACCTCCATATACTTTGGCCCAATGTCCAAACTCGGAGTACTGTGCAGGAGTGGGGCCTGTATTAGACGAAGCTACACCAGAAAGGAAGGTGGCGCTGGTGATATTACGCATACCAACATCAGCTCCAGTCATCCCTGTACCTGTCGTATCAGTTACACCAAGGGCGTAACCATTGGTAAAGGAACCCTCAGACAGACCAAAGATATGTACCCCCCTGGCCTTGATATGATAGTGATTCTTCAGGTAATTAAGTATATACACGGTACCAGTTGGAGGTGGTTGTGTCGTCTCGCAGATCATCGTCACCAGTATCGGATAGTGTGTTCCGTTACCCAATACTACCGATCCGTCCCAACCATTCAGGAGCCAGTAGTGAGGGCCATAAGCATATAGTTTAGTGGTATCGGTTCCCATCTCTCCAACCCCAGGCATACTGTAAAGCATGGGCCTTGAAGCCGTATCAGGATTACCAGCTGTGAATAAATTCACTGGGCGGGAGATCCTAAGGTGATATGTGAAAGAGTGATAAGGGTCATAGTAATATATGAACGTAGTGTCATAAGTAGTGAAAACATGACTCTCACTTTGGGCATGGGATCTCATGGCAATCCCCGACAATAAAAATATTATAGCGAGTATTTTTCTCATGATTACAGTTCAGAACCAACGGTGATAGACGAAGGATTAGCTTGAATGTTGTATGAAGTCTTTATCCAGTCAGCAGATCTTACAGAGGTAGATACCCTCATTTCATCATATGTGATGGTAGAAGTTATACCCGTTCCACCAGCTTGCCCAAGGTATTGGAATACAAGGGCCTGACCTCCACTGGTAGTACTAGCATTGCTGACACCGTTTAGATATACTATGGCAGTTGTACCGCTAACGGTAAAGGCTACGTAAGTCCAGGTATTTAGTGCCACAGCAGTAGTGGTGGCTATCAAGTCATTACCCGGGGAACCACTGAATAAGTGACAATCTCCTCCATAGAAGTTAATACTGTTACCATACACATTACCAATGGGGTTACCAAAACCACAAGAGCTATTACTTTGGACAGTGATCTTGTACCAACCTTCTATCGTGTAAGCTGTTCCTGTACTGAATGAAGTAAGATTAAAGTAATCTCCATTACCATTGATAAGATTCAAGGAAGGACCCACCTCCCCAGTTGCCTGTTGAGTACCAGCCCACGTACCCACCGACGTCAGGTTTCCTGCGTTGGATGTGTAATCGTGAACGGTTTGACTGGCTCCAGTAAGAGTTTCATTGAAGTGAAGTACCTTAAGGAAGTTGGCATCCCATGTCGCAGTAGTATTACCCTGATAGGTGGATATGGCAGCATTACCATACTTCATGTATATCACTGTATTGGCACTAGCCACCAAAGACGGGATCTTAACGTGGACTACGATCTGACCGGTAGTGGCAACATACTGTTCCATGTCCCAGTTAAGTTGACTATTACCAAAGCTATCCAGAGCAAAAGTGATATCATATCCACTAGAATTCTGCACATGCCCACCATTTGACACGGTCTTAAGAGCCGTGACGGTTGCATTTATAGTTACTGGGAAGTTCGTCTGTGTCGTGTTAGATACCAGAGAAGATGGAATAGTTATCGTTCTGTAATATCCTATGATGGCAGATGATTTAGCTGCCATCGAAGTGATGTTAACAGCACGTTGTGCATGTAATAAGACAGGGAACAGAAGCAGTAATAAAAGTATTTTTCTCATATATTATAAATGACAATCAAACGATATAGTAAAATTTGCTCCAGATGCGAATAATCCTGGAAAATTAACGGTAACTTTATTTGATTGAGGGTGTTGTTGGACAATGGCCGTCGTAGTACCACTGGCTCCAGTAGTAAACTGTACGACACCAAATCCAACATTTTCACCACTCCCAGTAGTACTAGTGTAGCTTGATGGTAAAGTGAAAGTCATTGTGCACTGTGAACTTCCAGTTGTTGGTACTAATGTTCCACTTATCTTAACATGTAAAATCGTCGATGCGTCTACTGAGTAATAAGCATGTTGAAAGCTGAAACTCGACACGTTGATAGAGTCATTTACACTAGGAGTATACGATCCAGCTACAACGGATCCGCCTCCGAATCCTGTTATGGTCCTATTCTTCAAACTATCCAGTGTAGAATAGTGAGAAGCATCTACAACACCAGCACCACCAGTTGTAGCCTGTGGTATAGTAGTCGTGCTTCCTGAGTTTAACGATATCTGAACTGTATTACCGGTAATTACATTGGAACCGAAAGTAGTAGTATTGGCTCTTAAATTACCTATACTATCAGAAACTATATTTACCATTCCTGAAGACGGAACTGTTACACCAGCAAGACCTCCCAAAAATTGAACAAAGACAGAGTTGCTAGCATTATTTCTAACTACAAAATTAGTATGAATTTTAGATTGAAAATAAAATGTATCTGGTTGTGATATAGTTCCACTAAATTGATATAATCCCCAATTATTAATATCATCCATTGCACTAGCAGTGTCTTTAGTATTAGTTGTTGGTAAGGTCACCGCTCTAAAAGAATTTTGAGGAGCAGCACCACCGTAGTCTGCATTGAAGATAAAGTTGGTAGCTACCGAAGCTGTATCTTTTAGTAAAAAATAAGTGTCACCACCACTCTTGCCAGGAATAATCGTCGGCGTAGTGAATGTATTATTGGTTACTCCTTTACCATCAAGTATTATAGCGGATGGTGAGCTGGTTGAAGGTGCATTATTTACGGTTACATTTATAAAGTTGTTACCGGTGGAAGTATTTCCTGGATCAGATATTATAGAAAGAGCCCATTGCAGATTACCTGTATAGATATCATTGGTTATGATATTATTATTACAATCTGTGAACTTACCGGGAGACTTGAATATGTTATTTATGAAAGTTGAATTATTTAAATATTTGAAAGCAGCGGGCTGGGTCATACAGTATCCATATCCTGACAATTTTCAATAATGTTGTACTTCATCAAGCGACTAGAGAACGCCCAGTTGTCAGTACTGACATGTCTGCTATTCTTGAAGTGCAAACCATCGAATGTAGCATACCAGAACCCGGTGTTTTCTATGGCGATCAGGTAGTTATTGTCCATAGATATATTTCTCAGAGCGACATCGTATCCAACACCATCCATAGTGATAACGGAACCATCGGAACCCATAAGTCCTGTATTGGTAGCAACACTATTAGTAAAATAACAACGTTTTAGAGAATCGTAGCCAGTCTGTTCGATTGGAAGCGTACCTGCTGCCAGTGCTGCAGATCCTGTGGTGTCTCTATTTAACCAAGAGACAACATTGTTTCCTATACTATCTGCTCTGATATGATCAAGGAAAACATTCTTTGTCTGTCCGGGAATAGTATTAGCTTGAGTAACAATATTAAAAGCCGTGGCATTTGCAAAGGGCATCCTGAACTTTACACGATCAAAGACCATCCCATCAATCTGACAACCTTGGAAAAACACCAACCCTCTACCATAGTCGGCAGGAGTATAAGAGAAGTTACAGTCAAGGAACATGTCGTGGACGTATATAGTCTTAAGAGATTTATTGGTAGCATACATCAAGTCATCCCCTGAGTTGACTGTAAAATGTGTGGTATCACCATCACCATAAATCTCAACATTGCTGAGAGAAGGTAACGGCATACTGTCAAGAAGAATTACACCACCGGTAAAATGCACTCTTTTACCGTTGGCTATAGGCCACAATGATTTAATTGGGAAGGTATTATTCGTGACACCATCTGCCACGACACCGGCCCACGAAGCTTCAATTATGTTTCCAGTAAGAGGGCGTTTCCATCTCTTACTACCGGCATCCACGATTGTTATGATTCCATCACTCGCGGTAGACGCATCCGTCGTATCACAAACCCAAGGACCTTGCTTACCCTTGTCTGTGGTGTAGAAAGTAAGATACTTTGAATAGTTAGCAGCAGTCAATTGCGCAATAGTAGTAGGCACCATAGCGTTGACATGATGTACAAGCTTACGAGTATTCAGACTACTAGAGTCGGTGAACGATAAACCTGGCCCATCTGATGAGTCTACCAAACTACTAAAATATAAAGTATCGGCTATACTATGGGCAATGGTATCAGCATTATTCCCATAAGGAGCATTCTTCATCGATATTGGATGAGTGAGTATAGTCTTATCTGTCGGAGTCGAAAGACCAGGAGATCCTGTTGTAAGAGTAGTGTCACCGTTTACAGCCTGGGGAGTTACACAGTAATACAAACCGGCAGCAGTAAGAGCGTTGTGACCAGAAAGGATAAGATGCAACCCATCCGTATAGAACATGCTGTTGTTCAGGTAATCATTCGATTTGATAGTGGCAACAGGCATGCCGATAGATCTGAAGAAGTTACATACCGTATCGATGTTGCGGTTTATAGAGTCGATACCAGCGGGACCACCACCAACGTCACTGTAAGAAGTGTAACCAGCAGGGGTACGTTTAGTAACATGCCATACCATCATAGGCTGAGCCCTTGAAGGAGGAACCATTTTACCAATGTAGTCAAAGTCTGTTTCCAGGTTCTGCAGCAGTGTAATGACCACTGTGTGAGTTCCTATACCCAGATTGGTGAAACCAAACACTATTGGTGATCTTGGGTCATAAGTATTGATCTGACTGGTGAATGCCGAAGCATACCCCTTACCAGAAAATGCCGTGGTACCATTTACCTTGTTGATTTGTAGTACTCCATCAATGGTTACGCTGAAGCTTCCATAGGATGCCGCAGTGGCATAACCATATGTACCTATCCAGAAATTATTATCATAGATGGTGAAACTTAAGGTATTACCAGCAGTAGAAGACTTCATTGGATTACCAAGAGACTGGACTAAAGATTTGGATAGGAAATTGGAAGAGGTTACATTACTCCAGGTACCAGTCTTTGTTATTGCAGAGTTACTTATGGCCAGGATAGTATCCATGAAATGGTTAACTATAGCCGTTCTGATACCTTCGCTGACAGTTGTATATTTGCTTACACTGCTGTCTTCTCCAAAGTTATTCTCACCGATCATTATAGAATAAGCCCATGTAACATTGGTTGCGGGGTCATTAGCAAACTGTCTCGATAAAAGATCCAATACCGTAGAATTGCTTACCGCTCGGTTGGTAATACCAGTAAGCCCCAGACTCGATGCTATTTGATATGGATACGCTTGAGTTGTGGGGCTTGATAGAGAGTAACCTGCAGTGATACTGTTACCATCGAATACTGTGTTGTTCGTGAGAATAATACTCATTTCATTCCTCATCTGAACAGTTGGGTTATACGGAGAATAGTTCACCATTGTGCTGTCCCCATATAGAATCTGATACACATTACCACTATCCTTCTGACCCTTCCCAACTAAAGTACTATCGTGACCACTTATAACATTAGTACCCTGACCTTGCTGTGTTACATGTATATGAGAGGTATCACCGGTGTTATAAAAACCGAGCCATCTATTGATATAGATGTACAATCTCAAGTTCGACACCTTGAACACAATGGCACCATTCTTAGACGGAATGAAGTTTGTGTCCTTCATACCTATGTAAGTTACACCATCAATAGCAAAGTCATTCCTGGCTATAACCCTGTTGGACTGAGTAGACCCGGACAAATAAGTCGAGTCCACTGTTTGAGCGTTAACTAAGAAGGGAACTAAGAATCCTAATAAATATAATACTTTTTTCATATCAATAATATATAGCAGAATAAAACGTATCTTGATCAAATTCGGCGTTATTTAAATTAATTATACCTTGAGAACTGGTGAAAGAGTACCAACCAACACTCCTCGAGACCGGAGCCATGAGTAGTCCTTCTTGGAAGAATTGGATAACAGTTTTTCCTATGAGAGGATTTCCAGATCCGCTGAATTGAGTTGAACCACTGCCCGGAGTATAGGTACCACCATCACCGATGATGAAATTTAATGCGTGAGGAGTAACTCCGCCACCACTAGCAGTGGTAGCCCATAGGATACCTGTAGGACCACTAACAAGAACCTGGTTGACAGATCCAGCAGTACCAGTCGAATCATATATGGATTTGCTTACATAAACACTACCAAAGATCTGGAGTGCTGTACCATTTACAGATCCTGTTGTACCACCGACTAAGACAGTGCTGCCAGATTGGTACAGTGTACCCGTAACCAGACCGTTGGAACCAGTGAATACTGAAATATAGTTGTTCAGACCAGCAAGTGAGGAAGTCTTCAAATATGTACTCTCCGAAGCATAGACGTTCGAGATCAACGTTGCCGTCGATGATGTATACGCGTTGAAGGAAGAAGTAAGAGTATAGTTACTCTCCGATGCGTACACGTTCAGGATCTGTAAGGCCGTTGATGCTGTATAGGTATTGAACAACGTGTTCAGTACAAATGAACCTGTGACAGACCCAGTCACATTATTGATCCTCGTGTTAAATGACGCAGAATCAATAAGATATGATGACGTCAATAAATAGTTACTCTCGGAAGCATATATGTTTGCGGCGATAGTAAGTATCGACGAGCTGAACGTTATGAACGAAGACGTCAGGAGGTAGTTAGATTCACTGGCGTAGACATTATTGATCTTCGTGTAATCAGATGCGCTAAAAGCAATGAATGAGGAACTGAACGCCAGATATGAAGAACTGACGACATTAAATGAAGATGTAAGCGTATAATTGCTCTGCGAAGCAAAAGAATTAGATTCAATGAGTGCTATAGAAGCAGTATAAGTATTGAACGATCCAGTCGTAACGTATGATCCTGTAAGGTTTACCAGAGATGAACTGATGGTGTTGATCCTAGTATTAAATGACCCGGAATCCACCAAGTAAGAAGCGGTTGGTAGGTAGTTACTCTCCGATGAATAGACATTGCCGATCTGAACCAATACAGATGCTGTATAAGTGGCAAATGACGCTGTCAGAAGATAATTCGATTCACTAGCATAAACATTGTTCACCTTGGTGTAATCCGAAGCGCTGTATGCGATGAATGAACTACTGAACGCACCGTAGGACGAACTGACAGAGTTAAACGAAGAGGTCGGAGTATAGTTGCTCTCTGACGCATATACGTTCAGGATCTGTGTAGAGGTAGATGCAGTGTAAGTGTTAAATGATCCAGTGGTTACGTACGATCCAGTGAGATTTATAAGAGAACCGCTAAGGTTATTGATCCTCATGTTAAACGAAGAAGAGTCAGCGTTTATGCTGTTGGAAGGGTAGAAAGGAACATTATTAACGTACCCGTTAGCATCGACAGACAAGACATTCAGAGAAGCCGATGCATAGTAAGGAAGAGCTACAGACCCTGTTTTGTACACCACCATGGCGTTCGACAGCGAACCAGTAGAAGCTCCATTACCAAGAATAAATAAAGGATCGCCATTTATCCAGGATGCTGCTGTAGAAGAAGAAATTGGATTGTTAAATCTACCCATTACCACAGAATAACCTGCAGAAGCCGATAGGTTTTGACCACCAAGTGCGACAGAACTTACCCCGATAACATTGTTATTTTGACCACCAATTACAGCCGAAGAGTTACCCGTAGCTATGTTATTGGCACCATCGATAACAGCTGCCATGTTGCTGGCGAAGTTATTGGTACCACCTATGACCACGGCGTTTGATCCGGTAACAGAGTTATTTGCATTACCAATGACAACATTATTGTTTACGGTGAATGCGGCCACCTGGGTATTGCTACGTTTGAAGATAAGATCCTGGGCATTTGTTGTTCCCAGGAAAGATCCTGAACCTGCAGAGTTACCGTTTAGTAACCACCCACCTGACCCCGTAGCTATCCACAAAAGTCCAGTAGTAGTAGATGCCAATATCTGACCATTGGAACCTGTCACTCCAGATGAATCATAAATGCTACCAGAAACGGATAAATTACCAACCACCTGTAAAAGAGAGTTGTTCGATCCGGTGGAAGCACCGATCAAGATGGCACTGCCAGATTGGTAAACTACACTAGAAGTTAAGGTAGTTACTCCAGAAAATATTGGTAAATAATTAGCTAATCCGTTAACCGAAGACGATGGTAAATAACCACTCTGAGATGCAACAATATTTGCAAACTTATTTACATTCGAAGATGAATCGTTTACATAAGAAGAACTAAATGGAACAAAAGACGAGGTCAACGTGTAGTTGCTCTCGCTAGCATACACATTCAAGATATTCGTATAGAACGATCCTGAATCAGTATGATATGAAGAACTAAGCGTGTTAAACGACGAAGTCGGAAGGTAATTTGATTGAGATGCAAATATGTTGGCGTCCCTGGTCGTTGCAGATGCTGAGCTCGTAACATACGAAGAACTAAACGCATTGAATGAAGACGTTAGAAGGAACTGACCGATGAACGATGATGTAAGAGCAGCGATATCGGAAATTGCCAGGGCTCTAAAAGAAGGAACACCATTAGATCCACTAGGTGCAGCGAATATTGTACCGGCACTCTGTGTTACGAACGATCCAGACAAGGTTCCTGCTCCGATGATGGGTGTGTTGCCAACTCCAAAAACAGTTGTAGGAAGCGACAGACCAACACTAGTCACAGATCCACTAAAGCTAACTCCACTACCGCTACCAAGGGAAACCCATTGGTTACCAGAAAAGAACTCTACAGCAGTAGTATCGGAGTTACCTCTTATCATACCAAAGGCTGCTATGGAAGAACTTGCTCCAATTGAACTGGTAGGGGGTCTCTGAGCAGTGGTACCAATGGGTAATTGAAGGTAACCTTTGCTGATCACCGACATGTTACCGGCAACCTGGAGGGCAGAGTCATTGGCGCCGTTTACGGCATTTATGAGTATCGCGCTACTAGATTGATATATAGTTCCGTAAGTCAATCCAGATCCTGTTCCAGAAAATATAGCGTTAAAATTGGTCTTTGGATTTACAGAAGAGGTCAAAAGATAGTTACTCTCTGACGCATAGACGTTCAGGATATTGTTGTAGAAAGATCCTGAATCGTTAGAATAAGATGCACTAAAAGTATTGAACGACGCAGTAGGAGTATACCCACTTTCGCTTGCAAATACATTGGAAATTCTGTTATTGAACGAACTAGAGTCAACTACATACGACGCACTGTACGTGGTAAAGGAGGCAGTTGTGACATAATTTGATTCACTAGCTACAGTATTCAGAATTCTTTGGTTAAATGAACTAGAATCCAGGGCGTAAGAAGCACTATATACGCTAAATGCTAGCGTCGTGACGTAAGATCCTGTTAATTCAGACGCAGATATCGCATTGATTCTAGCGTTAAATGAGCCGCTATCGCTGTGATATGATGAGCTCAGAGAGTTGAAAGAACTCGTTCCAGCATACGTGCTGGAAGATGCTACTAGGGTAACAATGGAACTATTGAATGATGCAGATACAGTGTTGTAACTGGAGGTAAAAGCATTAAAGGAAGCAGTGGTTACATACGATCCTGTCAAAAGAAGAGAAGAGCCAGACTGGAAATAATCCCTCATGGCATGATAACTGGTCTCGGTGAGAGCTCCAGTACTAGGATCACCGATAAACCCAAGAGATGAGTCCGATATTGATCCTGTTGGTAAATCTATTATTCTTTTTGACATCGTATAATATAAATATCGTTTTAATTAAATTTTCCTCTTGCAACTAATTGCCAATCACTTCCAAAACTGAATCCTAATCCACCCGTATCCGCAGAACCCGTGTTAACAACCAGGGTGCTCGTACCATTTCCATTGTCAGTAAAAGATATAAGTGACGTAGCATTTAGGTACTGACCGTTGGCAAAAAATGTAAAGTTTGATACAGATGTCGGTGGGAATGGTGCAGGAGCAGTTAAGAAACCTGCGGGGAATGTCACACTATTCGGGGTAATGGAACCTGAAACATTGACCATTTCTATATCCGTCTGGAAGTAAGTAAATACCGCTGGGGTTATAGCAGGAACAGCGCTCTGATGGATGTATGAATCTACAACCGTAACAGGAAGCTTATTTGAACCATTAGACGTATACATTGTTTCGAGGGTAAATTTGAGTGATGCTTTGGATAAAATCTTCTTTTGGATGGCCGTTTCCCTATTCACACTATCCGGTAATAAATAGCCGTTGAGTACTATATTAAAATCACTCCTTACAGATCTATCTTCACCCTGACTGTATTCTATGCTGTCAGTAAACTCTTCAATGTTAACTTTAAACCTAAATCTGTCGTATTCTCCCCAATAAGCGTCTGCGGCAAATATGAAAGATTGAATAATTCTATCAATATCTTCCTGCATATTGCAGAATATGGAGCAATTATAAGTAACGATAACATAATCCGGAACTGGAGCAATACGATATTCCTTCACAGGAATACGGTTAGTCAGCAGGGAAAAGTTATCATATATGTTCTTACGGTTGTATTGAGTTTGAAACACCTGGTAGTTGTGTACCTTATTACCATCCAATTTGCTTCCTAGATCTCTATTACGGACGATATTAGCCCTCTTCATGGTTATGACGGGTAATAGAGCTCGTCCTTCTCTGTCCCGAAGGAAGCCCTCTTTCTGAGCCGCAAACCAACGTTCAGATGAAGCATACTCCACCGGCACAGGAATCTGCTGCCCACCTTCAATGATGGTAGGCTTGATCTTATCTTGGATATATACCTTTATGGCAAGGAAGAAGTCCTCCAGGGATATGGTGACCTCCTTGTTGATGTCACTCCTTACGGATACATCATCTCCTCTATTTGGTGTAATATTGGGATTACCACGATCAAGAAGATCATAAGGCTTTATTTCCTTATTGATGATCTCGGTAGGAGTAAGTGGCCTAGGTTTCCTGTGAGATGGTATGTTTGGATATCCTGGCATTATAATCTTTCTCTGGTAATGTTAAGCTTAGATTGTCTGGTGTGGTGAGTATTCACAATTATGGATAAAGACGTGCCGAAGTTTTGAGTTGGTGTGGTAATAGCATACTCTGGATATTTACCCATAGCCAGTTGGTTCTCAACGATATTATCAACCTCGAAGTAAAGATTACGATCCGAGATGATATCACCTCTCTCAGGCACCAGGTTGATCAATTGTAGATCATCCCTGAGAAAAGCGAAATCCAGTGCCTGACTCTCATCAGGACCATATTCAACGTCAGTAGTAGCCTGGTTTGATCGACGGATGAAACAGTTTAGTACTACTGCAGGGTAATAAAATTTAGATTTGGCCTCTCCATAAGCGTTTACAGTAGTATCAGCAAGAGAAAATTTATAATAAAGCACCTCCTGGCATATAATCCGGGACAATAGCTCTTTATTCATCTTGCGAAAAAAACTGGTCGAGTGCGTGTTGCCATATAGTGGCATAAAATATAAAAAGTTTAAAAATAAAATCACCCTATAAAAAACGGCAAAGGCACCCCAGTGAGTGTTCCTCTGATAGATTCTCCCATCTGAGCCTGCATTTCCATCTGAGTTTGAGGTGAAGCCTTCACCAACATCTCTCTGAGCTGTGTTATAAGCTTATCCTTAGTCTCAACAGCCTTTTCAATGAGAGCTGTACCATTCAAACCCTGAACACCAGGATTGTCCCCAGCAAGAGGTATCTGGTCATTATACGTTTGCCTGATACGACCAAGTATTTCCTGGCAGAGAGCATATCCATATTCGTATATCCAATTCTTAGCAGGCCCATTGAGGGTACTGTACTGAACCTGGGTATACGGAACATTGGAAATGTTGCTCACAGATCCTGTGCTATTGTTGTATATAGGATTATTACGTTCGCTCTTCTTAATGTAGGTTACCCACATCATCGTGTCAAAGGTGGGAATAGGAAACACTCTTAATTGGTTATCAACAATGTTGAAAGAAAAGTTACTACGACGTATCTGATCATTGAATTCAATGGCCTGGAGAGTCATGACATCGAAGTTAATAGGCATCAACATGAAGTTTATCCCCGGAGAATACTGACCGAATCCAAACGTCTCCATGAGAGACTGTATTCCGGTACCAGTACCAGCATAAGGATCGAAGAACCTTACGATAGCAGGAGGAGCCTCCCAGAAAACTCTCTTAATCTCGAGATCATTGGAACCAGTTACTCCCCAAGAAGAGGATGCTATCGATTCAAGATCGTAGAACTGTTGACCACAGTAAATGGGAATGGATCCAGAGTAATAAGGAGTTGGTCCACCTACACCAGCTTCACTGCCATATGTATCAGCGATGCGGAGAACGGTACCGAGAGTAGGAGTAATTACAGCATTATTCAGATTTGTCTGAGTAGACGTGTTCTCAAAGGACATGTAGTTCTGAGCGATCTGGTAGTTATATAACTCTCCACCGTATATAGTAATGGCTTCCTCGAAGGCCATGTAGAAATTGGGATACTGAAGTTGTATCTCCATTACAGGCCATCCCAGTTTATAAGCACAAGCTACCACCCATTTGGGGGCATCTGTCTGGAATACCGGATCGTTGTCGTAATATCCAAAAGGAGTATTACCTGACACCGGAAGTACTGCGTACCCGGGGTCACCGTAAATAGGAATGTCTTGAGAAATGGCCACTTATATACAGGTTTACTGTATATAAATATTAACTTTAATCCTTAAGATCGGCGTACATCTTGACTATATCTTCGACAATGGGATGACGATGATTGGTCTTGAGTGTGATAATGGACAGACCGTTGATATCTTTCCCGTACTTACAGAGCACATCAAGCCCAGAATCAGCCCTGCGTTTAAGATCTATCTGAGCTGAGTCACCACAGACGATGACTTTACTACCATTGCATATACGGGTCAATAGGAGCTGAAATCCGACGTCTGTAATGTTTTGAGCCTCGTCTACAATAAGAAGACAATTGGTCAAATTTCGGCCTCTAAAGAACCCTAGAGGGATAACCTCGATCTTTCCTTCGGCGACGAGAGATTCAATCTTCTCTTTGTTACACAAACGGTGCATATTATCGTATACGGGTGCAGTATAAGGAGCAAGTTTACTGTTTAGGTCACCAGGAAGAATACCGATCTCTTCACCTGCAGTGACTACTGGTCTAGTAATGACGATCTTCTCGATCTCTCTTTTAAATAGCATGTCAAGGGCAATCTGAGCTGCTACCGTAGACTTACCTGAACCGGCTTGACCCTTAAGGATACTGATGGTACTGTTTAGAATTATGGCTTTGGCTTCTTTCTGCTCTTCGTTGAGTTGGACGTGGAATTTAATTTCACCTTTCAGAACTGCTTTTTCTTTCGCGATCTCTTCGTACGATCTCTTAGCCATGGTGAGCGTTATTTGATATAAATATCAGTGGTTTACAGAGGGACAAAATAAAAAACCCCCGAATCTCTCCAGGGGTTTTTATGTAATTTGAACCAATACTTGTTACAGTGTGTTCAGATCGGCTACGAAAATCTTGCCATAAAATTCCGGGCGCATTATTTTCTTTGCATATCTTGACATTATACCTTTCCTAGGGGTGAAAGTATTAGGATCGTACACCAGAGGCGTCATGATCAGAGGAATGTAAGGGCAGAAAGCAGCTCCAGTTTCCAGGAACTGAGTTCCACGGTAACCTACGAGGATTGCGTTCTCCTGAAGGTAAGGATTCTTAAACACTCTTTGACGAGAGTTAAGCAGACCAGCCTTCTGTACACCCATCGCGTACTCAAACTTATCACCATTGGTATCAGCAGCGTATCCAGGGATAGACTCCAGGATCGTAGAGACCGTAGGAGAAAGAACCATGAAGTTAGCACCACCACGAAGAGTCTTCTGATGGATCTGGTTAGATACTTTCTGGATCTTAGTACCCAGAGTCTGGAACCATGCACCTTGGCTGGTGTAGGTGAGAGCCTGAGAAATGAATCCGGTTTGAGCGTTGTTGATGATCTGACCAGGGTTAGCTGACCAGTAATCAGTAGTAGATGCGTTTTCGATCAACATATCCAGTACTTCAAGATCGATTTCCATAGAGATGTACTCGGAAAGGATAGAAGTAAGTTCAGCCTCAGCATCCAGAGACTGGTATGCATTTAAATCCTGGCTGAATTCCGGAGTCCACTGTGCTTTCAATTTACGAGTCTTGGCAGCAATGTTCTCAGAACGAAGTTGAACGTTGATTTCAGGGATAGCTGAGCTACCAGTCAAAGGACGAGTAGGAGTATCTTCGAAGTCACCACGAGTGTTGTCAGTAGGTTGTTTACCGTAGAAGATAGAACCAGAGTGGTTAGTACCAGCGGAACCAGTGATAACAAACGTCAGAGTATCAGAAGCACTTGCGTACGTAGTGAACTCAGGAAGAATGTTGGCTTCAGTGATCTGAGAGCTCGATACTGCAAAGGCACGAACACCGTTGAAGTCGAAACCAGGTAACTGAATAGATGTGTTAGACACAGTGTACTTAGCAATTGTACCAGCTACGATAGACGCGCTATACAGAGAGTTAAAGTTCACATCAGAGTAAATTGCGGTAGATCCACTGTTCAATACTACAGAAGCTGTGTACTGATTAATCGTGTATCCGAAACGACCTGCTCCGTAAAGACCACCTGCAGCTGCTACGTTCTTAACGTTCGTAACACCATACATGCTAGATCCCTGTGGGAAACGGTTGTCACCGAAAGGCTCATTAGTACCATACTGGAAATCCAGGTAGAATACCAGGCCCGAAGGAAGGCTCATAGGTTGGATCGAAACAAACTCTTTAGAAGAGATGTCAGCGAACACCTTACGAACAAGAGGAAGAGCGACGCCTGCCCATTGTTCACCCTGTCCGGAAGAGAAAGAGGCACCGGTACCAGTCGTTGAAGATTCCATCACCAGCTGTTTAGCCTGGTTCTCCAAGATCATTGCCATGCGCTCTTTACCATAGCGCTGAGACTTCAGGTCATCTCCTTCAAGAAGACCAGTCTTCTGCCACTTAGCGACATACTTTTTAGCTTCGCTAAGCTGGTTCTTTTCATACCCACTAGTGGCTTCTAGTAAGGATTTGACATTAAATTCACTCATTTGTGTTGGTTGTTATAATTAAAAAAAGTTAATCGATTTTCTTTAGACCTGCCAGGATCTGGAACCTGTTATACATGCTACCCTCGTTGAGGATTTCACTAGATTCTTTCTTAGCAGTTGAAGCAGATGGTTTCGAAGAGAGACCAAGTGATTCTTTTATGTTTTTCTTATTCTTGTTAGAGATAGTCTTAGAAGACTTGAGAGATTCGGAGATAACACCATAGACAAGCTTAACTTCCTTCAGATTCGAAGTCTGGTCAAATTGTTTAAGGATACCGAATTTTTCGCTCTTAGTAAGATCATGTTCTTGTACCAGCTTACCGAAGTAAAGGAGCTTAGCGTTCAGAAGGTTGGTCTCGTTGAGAGCCACCTTAAGTTCAGCGTACTCACTCTTCATTTCTTCAGAGCTTTCTTCAGAAGACTTCTTCTTAGCTTCCTTGACAGGTTGACCATGTTTGCCCTTGCTTTCAGGATCACCGTGCTTTTCATCGAGAGGCTTACCATCTTCTTCACCTTTACCGAAACGGCCATCTTCTTCTTCACCCTTTTCGAGTTCGCGGATGATAGCTTCGATGGAATCTTCATCCACATCGTATTCAGTTTCTTCTTCACCAGGTTCAGCATCAGATGAGTCCTTAGAGAACTGATCATCTTCTGAGCTAGATGCATCTTCCTTCATCTCAGGTTCGAACTTCTTGCGAAGTTTCAGATACGTCTGATATTCTACATCATCATGCTTTCCGGGAGGAGCATCCAGTTCATCTTCTTTAGATTCTTCGGAAGACTTCTTAGCTTTCTTCTCGTCCATTGCATGACCCATTGGCTTACCATCTTCTTCAGACCTACCGAAATGAGTGTCATCTTCAGATTCAAGTTCTTTCAGAAGTTCATCGAGATCAAAATGTTCGTCCTTAGCTTCAGCCTCGGAAGGAACATTACGTATCCGTCACCTTCTTCTGCTTCTTTCATTCCACCCTTAGACCAGTCTTTCTTTTCACCCTTGGCGTATTCGCCTTTTTCGTGAGCGTCATTCTCTTTGATTTCGTCTTCAGAGGATTTCTTCTCTTCTTCTTCCTCGTGGAGAGCGGCTGTTACCATCTTCTTCAGTTGGGGAGTGAAAGTTTCGTTGATTGCGGCCTTAGCGTTTTCAAAAGCTACTTGCTTAAGTTCTTTTGCATCTGCCAGAGCCTCTTGTAATAGAGATTTCTTGGTTGCCATGTGATTTGTCCTGTAAATGTTACTTGGAAATATGCTTATTAGAGAAGCACAATGTGTATGTTGTTTGAGCGGGAGGGATACCTTATAAGGAAGGCATATTAGTTGCTCTGATACAAATAAATACAATGAACTATGAGTAAAAGAATGATCTAACGGTCTTTAGATGAAAAAATATTTTATTTCTTCAGTTGACATGAGCAAAAACCAACGTTCTGACACAAAATATCGCCGATGATCTCATTTATAGTACCGTAAGAAGACTCATTAGAACCACCTGCGGCTTCATTCATTTGAAGAAATGCACCTGGGGTTGATGGGTTTGATACAATGTCCCAGCAGATTAGAGTGAAATCATCATTAACTTCGACGGATTCCTCATCAATCTGAGTTACGCTACCGGTACCACGAGAGCTAATACCCACGCCAAGTCCCGCTTTCAGGAGTTCCTGTACGATCTTACCAGAAGGAGTATTCAGTACTTCGACTATGCCCCACACATCATCACCTTCCCACCAGATCTCCATGATGTTGATACACGCGTTCTTAAGATTGACGATGGTTTCCTCACTGTGATCAAGCTCACCATAGGCTCTCTTCTCCTTGATGGGTCCCTTTATGTACTCGCTTACCTGTCTTTCAAGCACATCTCTCCCGTAGAAACGTTTGTTAGCGTTCTGACGATTGGCACGTTGGAGAATAGTTTGGACAATAAACTTACCACCATGCTCCTTAGATACCGCTTCGTTAAGCTGTACAGGAGAGAGTTTAAGGGTTATTATGTCTGAGTGTATGATATTTGGCATATAGTTTTTCATTAAATTCCTTGGCTTTTTCGTACGCCTCTTTCATCATCTGATCAAATTTGACTTTGTCGAATTTGCAAAATCTTTCTAGCACCACTTCGTGATATTCATCCATCACAGATTTATTTTTCTTCATCTTTATTATTGTATTCCATTAATTGTCTCATGACCTCAAGATGATAATGTATCAAGCTTATATCCTCAAGGACTTTATTCAAATATTCCTTTGTATCCTTTAAAGTGACAGGTTTCGCTTCCAAATGACCTTTCATTAGGAAGGCACCGTCCTTTATGGATTTATCTAAATAATCCTTAACCTTTTGTACATAGTCTTCACCCATCAATTGGATGAACGACACTTTCTTATGAATTATCTCCATCAGTTTTGCGTTCTTTTCCATATCTTACAGCAGCGTCAAAGATGTCCTTCTCTTTGGAGATGTTAGCTGCGTAGTTTAACATCTTCATGGTCTTGTCATGGTCAGAGAGCCTCTTACTGAGAGCGTTGTAGAGAGATTCACCGGTCTTGTACTTGTCCTCGATCTTTTCTCCAGCTTTAACACCAAGTACCTTGTGCATCTTACCTTGGTGTACCTGAGCTTTGGAGAAGGTTTTTTTCGATTCTTCTATAGGAGGGAGTTGTTTACCTTCACTCTCCAAAAACATTCTTTGCATCACAATTGCTTTACCATATTTATCGAATAATTTCATTAACCTGTCTAATTCTTCCGACATTTTATTATCCAAATTCCCTTCGGGAGAAAAAATATATTTGAAATCTGGATCGCTTGATTCTTTCAAGGTTTCTATGTTCAAATTAAATTTATGTTGAATAATATAATCATCAGAGTCAGGTAATTCTTCCATGAGTTTAACCAAACCTTTCAACTTTTCTGAAAAGTTTTTCAACAGTTCTATCTTAGTTGGTGTCTTAGGTTGTTCCATTATTTACCTAGCTTTTTCTTGGCATACATCATATAATCGTCTAAATTAGCATTAGCCTTGTCCATCCATTTGGAAAACTTCTCAATCTTTACAGATCTATCGTCTTCTTTCAAAGACTTCCTCTCCAGTTCAATCTGATCACTAGGTTCTTCAGAAGCGTATTCAGGAGCAGTGTTGTCCTGAAACTCTTCGTTCTTACTAAACGTTTTCGAATTATATTTTACCGGCATCGCTGGCATCTTTTCCACATACTCCTTTACCTTCTTAAGGATATCCACTTTCTTAGGGTCTTTTGCAAACGCTTCTATATCAAAGTCGATTATATGTAACACCTCTCTTTTGTTGCCCTTGCGTCTTTTCATATAATCATCTGCAAGAGCCTTTATTAAAACGTTTCGATCTACTTCGTTCATCTCTTCATTGGTATTCTTAGCAGGCATACTCTTCGATAGATCTTCTATCTTCTTATCATCGAACCCTCTCAGGTCAATGATGATGGGTTTATCCATGCGATAGTACTTGGCAATTGCCTTAAGCTCCTTACCTATGAAAGAAGCGGATCCTTTTCCACCACTCATCCTCTTGTAATCTGCCAGTTTCTTACTGTACTCAGACTTTATCTGAGGGTCTACCAGAAAAACAACAGGTTCATGCGATCCAAAGCCCTGGTTGAACTTCATTATCTCGTCGGGCCTAGCTTTTTTTTTACTAAGTTCCTCACTGGAATAAGGGGATACCTTAGGCTTGAGATCCTTAGACATCTCTTCCTTAATCTCTTCGCCGCCACCTTCGATCTTAGCCTTCACCTTTTGGAGCCACTCCTTTTGTTGAGGATCAGCCTTAGACATCATAGCATCGATTCTATGGAGAGCATCTTCCTTGTTGGCACCATTGTCACCCATCAGAGCCTTCACCCCAATGTCAACCATGCTGTCAGTGAAACCTCCTTCCTTTACAGGCTTTTTGAGACTCTTGTGAGCATCAGCAAACTGAGACGCCAGGTCCTTAGGTTCTTTTACTACTGACTCATCCTTAGTGTCATGGTAAACACCATCAACCTTCTTGATGTAATGTTCCAGATCATCGGGTTCGGCGCCAAGAGACTCCCTGAGCTTCTTTACGTAAGATTCATACGCAGGATCCTTCAACATGTTCTTCACGGACTTCTTGATGGCTTCCTTAAGCGCAGTAGCCTTGGTCTTGCCAGATACTGCCATAGGAGCCTCGTTAGGCTTCTTGTTGAACTTACTCTTCTGAGGTTGTCCCTTGTCAATGTAGGCCTTCTTAAGCCCTCCAGTGACGTTGGCTACCTTGGGGTTCTGATCCTTCACCACCTTCATCTCATTCTCCTTGTCCTTGAACCCAGCTTGCTCTGCAGGAGTCTTGTTCTTACTCAAGTCCTTCACATTATACACACGATCACTCTCTTGCTTGGCAAAAGTTTCACCGTAGATCTTCTGGGAGTAGTACATGGGGTCCTTGGCGATGTTCTTAATGGCAATTTCCCTGGCCTTCTCAATGTTTTGAGTCTTCTTGAGAGTAGGATTGTTCATATATTCCCATCTCCACCCCATGGTAAACTCATAATAGTTCACGTCATCGGCTGTAGGCTTCTTCTTTCCAGACTGTTTGGGGAGCTTCTGATCCTTTTCTTCCTTGATCATACCCATCACCATGTGTTGTTTGAAGGATTCAAACGCGTCAAAGCCCCTCTTCGGCTCTTCTTCAGCGCTCTTTTCCTCCCAGATAACACCTTTACCCTTAAGGATACTGATCATATCTGCCACAGAGTTAGTAGGAGATACGAATTCTTTCAGCATAGGATTTCTCCTGATGTGATAAGCGAAATCATTCTCAGTGATCTCTTTGTTTAGATACTTTACGTATGTTGATTGTGCGTTCATAGTTTATAATTATCTACCTTGACGGGCATATTTTTTAACAGGTTTATCTTTAGGACCTCTAGCCTTACGGGCTTTACCACGTTTCTTTACACCAAATGAAATCTTTTCCATGTTATTGTATTAAGTTCTTTATCTTGTTGTTTACCTGAGATATAGTCTCCGATATCTTTCCCAGAGCATTATTCGTAGCCTTCCAGTACTTCATTCCCGAATCAGCTTCAGAGAGTTCAGTCTTCAGACGCATGGTGTACTCCACCAGCTTATCCATCTCGAGTGACCTCTTCTTAATCTCACGAACAGCCTTGTGAAGCTGTTCAGATTTAGTACGGTGTTTGGTTTCGTTCTTGAAGGAGGAGTAGGATACCTCTTTGAGTACTTCCCTGAGAATATTTGCCAGACTCATTTCGTTTAACGGTTTAAAATCTTTATCCACTTTACCTTCATCAAACAACAATTTTCTGTGAGACCCAAGTATATTTCTATATTCATGAACCAATCCCATCAACTCTTCCAAATCTTGATCAAACGTTTTATCTCCAACCTTATCGGTGTCAAAAAATTCCAATTCAGCGGGTCCATATAAATCCTTTAATTCTTTTATGTTGTTCTCGAAAGCAGATTGTACCGATGTATTATCAGATTTTGGAAGTTCTTCCATATCTTTTACGGTTTTTTCATAAAAAGAACGAACACCCTTAAGTCTGGCTGAATCATATCTGTCCATAGCTATCCCAATATTTTTTTATACCTATTTTTGCTTTCTTCAAAGCCGACTGAAACTTTTCATGTTTAGTTTTATCCTCCGGACTAAGTTCGGTGGTATGATTTTCATCGATAGGATATTTTTTCCTACGATATTCTATCAAATCTTCAAGGGCTTCTATGAAATTATCAAATGATTTTAATGCGTTGTCTGAGCTCATACAATAGTATATATTAGTTTAGCGTTCATATTCTTCGTAATATTTCTTTTTCTTTTGTAATTCTTTTACCAAAGGCTCAATCTTTCTCTTACCATCACTTATACGTTTCATCGCTTCCTTATGTTTCATTTTTACATATGAACGTATTTGTTCTTCAGACATACCTTCGGTATCATCATCGAACTTCTTTTTAGCTTCACGTTCTATTTGCTTGATATCTATCTTACTCATTTTAGTCCTTCTTGAAAGTCTTTTAAGTGTTTAAGTTTACCATATTCTACTAGAGAATCTATCTGATCGACTATCTTCTTACCCAGATCAGATATCACTTCCAGGCCGTATTCAACGTCTTGATATTGATCCTCGACTTTGTTTATCTCTTTGTACAATTGGTAAGCTTCATTATCTTTCTCATCCTGGTACTCATCGAACATATCCGACGACATATCGGTAAGTTTATATCTCTCGTCCTCCACCTTGGTGAACATCTTCTCTGCAGCATCGGATAATCTCTTGAACTCAGGATAAGATGATGGTTCAAGGAGATCACCTATGGTGAATCCGGAAAACTTCCCGTACATCATAGTACTCTGCGTTGATACCACTGCTT